TGTCGCTATTCTTATAGAGGCACTATTCAAGGCTCCATTCACGGCATTCAACAGGGCACTGAGGCACCGCAATATCCACAAGCACGGATACCCACCGCCCCACTGTGACGCAGATGGTGACATGCCAAGCAATTTAGAATAGATTTTAAACCCGTTTAAAAAGGAGGTCATCATGCAGTTGATATTCGCAGCATCGAACAGCGACTACGAAACCCCTTTTCACGGCACAATCTGGGAAAGTTTCAAGCTGGCAGAAATCGACAAACCCGAAGCCGTACCGGTCGAAGTCGTGCCGATGAAACTTGAACGCATGGCCCGGTTTACTACGAAACGTGGATACGGTGTTGGCGTTGTGATCAAGGACAGCAACGTCCATGCCGTCAAGTTACGCCTGAAAGGTGGCAAGGAAATCACGATTTCCCGCCGGAAAAAGAACGTGGAAATCTTCGGGCCGATGGTTATTTTGAAACCGTTTAATCGGAAGGGGAGGTGATTGGTATGGGCTGTGATATTCACGTCCACATTGAACTGAGATACGAAGGTAAATGGGAACACTATTCAGCCGTTCGTGTTGACCGATGGTATGAACTTTTCGATAGAATGGCCGGAGTCCGTGGCAATGGACCAGCGATAGTCGAACCAAAGGGCATCCCGGTTGATATGTCGGTGATAACCGCGCTTGATTGGGAGCGTGGTCGAAGCGATTGGCACACCGCATCGTGGTTTAATGAGGACGAAATTGACGAGCTATCGCTATGGTTGAGGGCCGTTACAGATGATTTCTGTATCGAAACGGCCATCTTTAATGGCGTGTTTATGTTCGGGAATGGCCTCACCGACCACAAGCATTATGACGATTCTGAATATCTACCGAAAGGCGCGGATGCCGTAAGGGTGGTATTCTGGTTTGACAATTAACCTTGAAAGGAAACTGAACCATGGAAAACGAAGCGAGTAATTTCAGACCGAACCAAATCGCAAACCTTATCCCGGCATTGATGGAACGTGGCAAGATAAAGATCGGTGAAAAGGGGGAAATGATCCGGTCGAAACAGGGAAACCAGTTCCAACCGCCGCAAAAACTTGACCACTTCCGTATTGTTGGAATGATGCGGGGACCGGATGACAATTTTATCCGTGACGAGGAAATCCACCAGCTTTATGGTGACGCTCCAACCGAATTACCGGTTCGACTTCTCTATGACGACATGCTTCTCAACTTCGTTTGCCGGTATTCATGTTTTCAGGGCATGGTGGCATGGTGTACCGGTGACGGTATCAGGGCAAAGCGGGTTGCCGGTCAAGGAAAATATCAGATGGTAGAATGCCCATGTGAACGTCAGAATCCAGAATATCATGGCCGGGAAAAGTGCAAGATCAACGGGGCACTTTCGGTCATTATCGACGGTGCCGAATCTGTGGGCGGTGTCTGGAAGTTTCGCACCACTTCTTACAATTCTGTTGTTGGTATCCTGTCTTCATTGACGCTTATCAAATCCGTGACAGGTGGACCGCTGGCAGGGGTGCCTTTGATGTTGCGAGTCACGCCCAAAACCGTTATAGCCCCTGGAACAAACAGAGTCCAAACGGTTTACGTTGTCGGCCTTGAATACCGTGGCACGTTTGAAAAGCTACGTGAAATAGGATACACGATGGCCCTTGACCGTCAGAAACACCAGATCAGGATGGAAGACATTGAAAAAGATGCCCGACGCCTGATTGCCTACGACTCCGACATGATGGACGAAGATGTGGTGCCTGAATTCTACCCTGAACAAGTCAGCACCGAAACGATTGACCCGGAAAAAGAAAAAACTGCAAATGATATCGCCGTGGCAAACGGCGCCACCGAAAAGCCAAACTACGATTTGAAACCCAAACCCGGCACCGTCGAACCGGAGAAAAAAGAACCTGTTGACGTTGTACCAGTGGGGGCGCCGACGGCCAGGGGCACCGGATATAAAACCAATGCCTCACAAGGGGCCAGCGCTGTCACAACGAGTCCAGAACCGGAAACCCATACCGATGCACAGGCCGAAGCGGAAACGCCCGACAATGGCAATTCAGCAGCCTGCCAGGTGGCTTTCGGCTATCAAGTCGGCGGTAACTATGCGTTCTACTCGGCCAAACTCAAAAAGACCATAACCGTCAAGATCACAGACATCAACGCCACCGACCAAGCCGCGCCCATTTTCAGGGTTGAACGAACTGTCAACGGCGAAGGCCAAGGCGAATTTGTGGATATTACATTGGCCGCCCTGCAAACCAAACCACCCCTGGACGCCAACGGCCTGTCAACAGATCCGGCAGTTGAAGCCGAACGGCAGGCCGCTGAAAAGTCGCTGGCGGAGAAGAACGGTGCAGTAGGGTATCAACCAGCAGACCTGAACAAGCTGAAACAAAAGGGCATGTTGTTGTTGATTTCAGATGAACAGCGCATGGCCGTTACCTCTGCCCCGGTGCTCAACCAGATATGGGCCAAGTTCGATAAGTTCAAATATCAGACCGACCACCCCGGGTTTGCCGCATGGTTGGAATTGAAACGATTGGCCGACAATGCCGGCACAACCGCATTCGTTTTCTCCGGTCAACCCACGGACCCAATCGGCACCGACCCTGAAAGGAAAGCCATTAAACGTATCATGTCTCAGATCAGCGAAAAAGGCTACGACGATGCCGGTGTCAAACTGGCAATGCGATTGTTCAGCGTACACGACAAAACAGACGGTAAGATTAAACCGTTTGACATAGAAAGCCGGAACATGATCCAGCTCCAGCATGTCCACCATTTTGAGACTTTATTGGAGGATATTGCGCCGTGTCATGCGCTGCGAAACCACATCATCGAGACGGAAAAAGTTGCCAAGCTGGCACCGGGAACGCTCATGGGCAAAGCGATTGAATTCATCCGCGCCTTTAGTCCTGCCATTACCGGCCAAATGACCCACCTTTACGAAACCATGTATCAGGAACCCGTCCGTGAACGAATCGTGGTTCATCTTGACGAATGGTGCAACGAAGGCAAGCCACCTGCACCGGAACAACAACAGCTTTCCGACTTGCCGGTAATCTCTAATTTTGGTGGTGCTGTGAACTTCGCCGCGTCAACAGTTGGGGTCGAAGTTGACGATCTTTTCGGAGCTATCGTTCGTGAATTCTTTATGGAAAAGTTTCAGGCAGGGCCGATCCAAATTGCCAACGGCCTGCCACACGGCACACCGCAAAAAATCCAATCGGAATTTGCAGAGTTTTACAAGGGGAAAGTGGCGTAAACCAACAATCGCCGCACGGCTACCGGTGGTGGTCGTGCGGTTGGGGAGGGTTTGTTATGCTTGATGATATTATCAAGGAACTAAAAATCCAGCAGAAGTCGATTAGCGAACTTGACGGCAGCCAATACAGCCAGACAAAATTGAACCTGTTTTATGATGCTATCTATGACCTTGAATCGTGCATTGATTCGCTTGAATCGGTAAACCGACCCTACATCTAAACCGGACCTAATCAAATGGCCTTCGATCTACGCTACTATCAAACAGAAACCGTTGAAACTGTTTTTGATTTGATGCTGATTAAGCATTATATTTTAGCCTGTGGCCCATGTGGCAGCGGCAAGACTATAATCTTTAATGAAATCGCCCAAAGGTATTTGGCAAAGTATCCGCATAATAAAGTTGCGATAATTACGCGGATTGGGACGTTAGTTATGCAGACGCATGATAAATTCATGCAAGCGTTTCCAGGTTCGGTTTTTGGCGTTGTTGGTATAGCATCTAAGAAAATATCAGCCACGGTTGAAGTTGACAAACCGGTGACGATAGCCACGATTCAAACGCTCGTAAACTGCCAGCCGAAAAAACCGTTTGATTTAATCGTGATTGACGAAGTGCATCAGCTAAACACTCGGGACAAGGCGTCACAGATTCAGAAGTTCTTGCTTGAACAGGAAGCGAAAAACCCAAACCTGAAAGTGGTCGGTTTTACGGCCACGCCATATCGGTTAGGCTCCGGTTTTATATATGGTGATCGCGTTCGGCCAGGTTGCACGAATTGGTTTGACGATTTGGACTACCAGATTACAATGGAAGAACTTGAACAACATGATCCACCATATTTAGTGCCGCACATTTGCCTGGAAGTGAAAAACATAGCGCCGGATATTGAAAACGTACCTAAGAATAACGCAGGCGATTATGTTTCAGGGCAGTTGTCCGAACGATTAAGAAAGAAACGGCACATCCAAAGCGCCGTCATGGCTGTTAAAAACTATGCAGAAGGGCGCAGGCATATAGCTGTCTTTTGCGTTGATATAGCGCACGCTGAAGCTGTTAAAACAGCATTAACCGCAGAGTATATAACAGCCGAAACCGTACACAGCAAAAAAGAGGAGAATGATAATGTCGCAGCTATCAGAGCATTTGAATCAGGCCGATGTCGATGCCTTGTGTCGGTTGAATCTCTCACCACGGGGTTTGACTCAACTTGCATTGATTGTATTTTGTTCTTGCGACCAACCCAGTCCCCTGCCCTTTTCGTACAGATGTTTGGGCGAGGTAAAAGACCGCATGAAGGAAAAGTCAATTGCCTTATGCTCGACATGGCTGCACTTTTTAGAACGCACGGAAATCCGAACGACCCTGAAATCATCGTTCCGGTTAAAACCAAAAAAGCCCTTAAAGATAAAACCGAAGTATGCGAAGAGTGCAAGTTCGTAATCTATGACGATATTTTAAAGCGCTTTATTTGTGCCAATAAGCAGGCCAAAGAATACAGACACTTTGTCCAGCCTGATCATAGTTGCGATTTGTGGCAAAAAAAGTCAACCGTTAGGATTTGCGAGGTTTGCAAAAAGGCTCAATTCAGACCATTCAGTTATTCGTTCTGCCAGGTTTGCGGGGCACCATTTAAGGATTTAATCAAAAAGCCAAAGCCAAAACACAAAGAGGACAACGAATGGTATGAGATGGGCGAGGTTGACGTTGATAAAAAACCTGTCGTTGTGGCTGTGTCTGGATGCGATATAAAACGGCACAAATCGAAAAGCGGAAACATTATGTTGAAAATGGTTTTGAAATGCTACGGCAGAACCGGAACGAATATATACGTCAATGAATATTTTTCATTCTACTCGCCACCAGGGACTTTGCTTTACAAAAAAGGGGCAAGGATTTTCCAACGGTTTGCCGGAAAGGTGCCACGAAACGACGAAGACGCCCTGCAAATGAAATCGGCAGTTTTGGCAAATATTCCCGACTCAATACGAGTTATAAAGAAAAACAACTTTTGGAGGATGGTGGCATAGATGGAAAGCATTTCAAGAAAATACGACTCATTTGCATATAGAACCGGGACGGACGAACTTACATATCCAGAATCAAGGTTTATGGATATTCTTATGGAATTTGCCGAGTCGGTAGGTCGTGACGATATACACGACGACGCCGATTATAATTCAGCAATGAATAAACTTATGGAAATGGTGAGATGATATGGAAAAACAAAAAGTCGCATACATAGCTGGCCCGTATCGGTCAAGCACTATTCGTGGCACAGTTGAAAATATCAGAAAGGCCGAAGCCGTGGCCTTGAAATATTGGCGACTTGGTTACGCGGTTATCTGCCCTCATAAAAACACGGCGCTGTTTGATGGCGCTTTGCCTGATAGCGTTTGGTTGGAAGGTGCAATAACGCTTATGGAACGATGCGATATTGTGGTTGTTTGCCGATTTTACGAACCATCAACCGGTACCATTGCCGAAATAGACAGGGCAAACGAACTGGGCATGGAAACCATTTACGAATAAAATGAAAGGAGCGATATGAGTTATCTTGAATTCCTGGAAAAGAAAATCATCCAGCATACAGAATCAGGGTTTGAAGTTAATGAATCCGATTTAAACCCGATGCTGTTTGATTGGCAGAAGGCCATTGTTTCGTGGGCTATAAGAACCGGAAGATGCGCCGTTCTTGCCGATTGTGGATTGGGTAAAACTCCAATGCAATTAGAATGGGCACAAAAGATAGTTGAGAAAACAAATAAAAACATATTAACATTGACACCGCTTGCAGTATCAAAACAAACCGAATCAGAGGGTGAAAAGTTCGGTATTGAATGCAAGCGATCACAAGATGGAAAACCAAAGGCAAAAATAACTGTTACGAATTACGAACGATTACATATGTTCGACCGGAATGATTACATCGGTGTTGTATGCGATGAATCAAGTATATTAAAAAACTTCGATGGATCAAGGCGAAAAGCCATAACTGAGTTTTTAAACCCAATGCGGTATAGATTGCTTTGTACCGCCACCGCTGCACCAAACGATTATACAGAACTTGGAACGTCAAGCGAAGCGTTAGGTGCTATGGGCTACATGGATATGTTGAACAGGTTTTTCAAAAACAATTTAAACAACTGTTCGACAAAAAGCGCGTGGAGAACCGGAGGTGGCAGTCCTGTGAAGTGGCGATTCAAAAAACATGCCGAAGACGTTTTTTGGCAATGGGTTTGTTCGTGGGCAAAGGCGTTGCGTCATCCATCAGACATTGGATATGACGATGATAGATTTGTATTGCCAGCGTTGACGGAAAGGGAAACCATTATACCGGTTTCAAGGCCGTTGCCGGGCAAGCTATTTGCAGAGCCTGCGCTATGCCTAAAAGATCAAAGGCTTGAACGAAGATTCACCATTAACGAACGATGCGAAAAGGCCGCTGAGATTGTTAATCATAATGAACCGGCTGTTGTTTGGTGCCACTTGAATCCAGAAGGAGATTTGCTCGAAAAACTTATACCAGGGTCGAAGCAGGTAAAAGGGTCGGGAATGACAGATGAAAAAAAGGAGGCAACTTTTGAAGCGTTTTCAAGCGGGAATTTAAGAGTGCTTATAACAAAACCAAAAATAGGGGCCTTTGGTTTGAACTGGCAACACTGCAACCACATGACAACTTTCCCAAGCCATAGCTACGAACAGTATTACCAAGGCGTCAGAAGGTGTTGGAGGTTCGGCCAGTTGAGGCCAGTCACGGTTGACATTGTAACAAGTGAGGGCGAATTGGCGGTGCTTCAAAACCTTCAAAAGAAATCAAAGGCCGCTGATAAAATGTTTACAAGGCTCGTCGGTTTTATGAATGAGGCATTGAAGATTGATATAAACGATGGACATAAAAACAAAGGGATGGTGCCGGAATGGCTGTAATCAATCAGGACATAACAAAAGAATACGCGATATACCACGGAGATTGTATGGAAGTCATGTCAGAGTTTCCAGACAATAAAATTCATCTGTCTGTTTATTCGCCGCCGTTCGGTGGACTGTATCACTATTCATCATCGGCCAGAGACTTATCAAACTGCAAAGACTATGTTGATTTTTTCGAACATTACGAATATATAGTTCGTGAAAATTACAGAATAACCATGCCTGGAAGAATCACATGCGTTCATTGCATGGACGTACCAACTGGCAATTGTGGCATTGACAATTTGACAGACTTTCCAGGCGATATAATCCGACTCCATGAAAAGATTGGGTTTCATTATATCGCAAGATATTCGGTTTGGAAAGAACCTCTTGCCGTTCGCAATAGAACCATGGCGAAGAACCTTGCTCACAAAACCATTGTTGAAGATTCGTCAAGGTGTTCGGTTGCGTCTGCTGATTACCTGTTGGCTTTTAGAAAAAAAGGGACCAACCCAATACCAATAGCCCATCCAACCGGATTGAGTGAATACGCAGGGGCAAGGGAGATGCCTGTTGAATTATTGAAAATGAAAAACTTTCCAGGCAACCAGATCAAAAACAGGTATTCGCATTGGATTTGGCGTCAATATGCATCGGCATTTTGGGATGATGTTAGGATTGATGAGGTATTACCATTTAAGGAAGCCAAGGACGATGAGGACGAGAAACATGTCCACCCACTTCAACTTGATGTAATTAATAGGTGTATTATTCTTTGGTCAAATCCAGGCGAAATAGTATGGACCCCGTTCATGGGTGTTGGGTCAGAAGTTTATGGTGCAATAATGAACGGCAGAAAAGGAATCGGTGCCGAACTCAAAACGTCATACTACAACCAAGCGAAAAAGAATGTTGAAAGTGCTAAGGATTCGGTTCAAACTCAACTTGAACTTGATTTCTAATGAACCTCGCAACCCTAAAAGCCCAAACCGATATCGTAACCATAATCGGAAACCACATCACCCTATCCGAAAAGGGCGGTAAACTATGGGCATGTTGCCCGTTTCACGATGAAGACACACCGTCGTTTCAAGTTGATACTGAAAGCCAAAGGTTCTATTGTTACGGTTGTCATGAAAAAGGAGACGCATTCGATTTTCTAATGATGTTTCATAATTGCGGATTGATGGAGGCAGTCCGCATGATAGCACCGAAAGACGCCAGGGGGCGGCCCCAGGCGGTCAAGGTTCGACGCAAACCGCCCGACCTGTGGAAGCGTATAGCAATTTGGAAAGATCTTCACTTTGGGCAACTCAACAAGGATTATCAGCATGAGATTTTAGATTGGGCACTTAAATGGATAGAAGCGAATCCATGCTATGATCCACGGACCCCAATCGTTATGGTGTATCTGCAATGGAGGTTCAGGGCTGTCAGATCGTCAAGGATGCTTAATCGGTATAGGTGGAAGGTATGGATATGGTCGGAACGAGTGAAGGCTATTAAGCGGATATTAACGCATGATAGGGAGGTTTAAAATGAAAGCAATTCTTTGTAAAATCGGAATCCACAACAGCGTCAATACGGATGGTCGTGGAATGGCTGGAGAATGGAAATGTATTCGATGTGGGAAGATTACAAGCGAAGCCATTGTTCGGCCGAGATGCCTAAGCCGTGAAACCGTTCACCCGGAGATGCCGACCGAAAGGCCAACCGGAGCGCCACCACCGCCACCACCACGGCCTAACGCTGAGAAAGGGCTCCACGAATGCAAATTCATATGCACGAAATTAGACGAATACGGTTGTTGCTCTCAGGTTGAATGTCGCATATATGGATTAAACCGGTTTAAAAACCAGCCACATCTTCATAACTGGCCATGACTTTATGTTTGTGGAAATATCTTGGGGCAACCCGTACCACTGCCCACTTTGCCCATGCCTTGATAAAACCCCATGACTTCCCGGGTTTGCCCTTGGCTCTTTGTTGGTACAGATAACCGGATACTTCGCGATATACAGCAGCGGCTTGTTTTTTGGTAATACGAGGAACGGAATCAACCCGGCATGTATAATCATGGGCAACGCCGCCACGGGGACTTGTACCACGGATGCCAGGTACGGATTCAAGATCACATACGAAACCGATTGGCGCAAATACAGGCCGCTTTAAAACAGTACTGTAAAAGCCAAATGGCATTACAAGCCTAACGTATCGATCGTCAATGTATTCAAGCACCAGTGGAGTTAGTATTTTAGTCATGGTTGATCACCATTCGCCCTTGCCTTCTTCATGCTCTTCATTCGTTGCCAAACCCCTTTGAGATAGCCTGGAAAGGCACCGAAAACGGCACCAAAACAAAAGGCCGTAACCATGCCATGACCTGAAAAGAAGTCGATAATTTGGGCGTCTGTGGGCACCATGGTAGCCTCCTTTATGCTACAAGTTCAAAATGCACAAGGTCTTGGAAGTCTTGATCCGTTATCGGTTCGCCGTCTCCATCCCAATTACCGCCCCACCTGATTTTAACATTTAGTGAAACGGCCACGGATAAAACAATCCCACCCATGACGCAACAATGCAGCTTATTCCACGATGGTTTCCCGTCGATATACGGCACAATGTCAATCGCCATGGCCAGATCATCAGGTTTTAAAACATTGTGCTTTGAATCCGGCCATTTGACTTTAGACTTTCCTGAAATGAAATAATCGTCTTGAACGGCTTTACATCTTCGGCCATCGATTACGGCCATATCCATAATGCCCAAAGCCAAAGATCGACGCGCAACCATTGTCAACATGCGGTCAACCGTGGCAAGGTGACTTTCGGACGATTCGCCAAATTTGAATTGGTTAAAACTCATTTCGGCACTTTCAGAAAAATGGCTATGATCCCCACCAGATTAAAGATAATTCCAACCAAAGCGCCAACCATCAGCTTTCCGTAACCGTCAAGGCTACTTGCAAAGTCGTCAATTCGTTTCCACACGGTTTCAATCTCCTTGTCAATGGTTCGGTGCTTTTCTTCACAAAGTTTCAAGTTGAAATCGTTCATGGTGTCCTCCGGTCAGATCCGGTCAGGTTGAACTTTCTACTCTTGTTTTACATTGGTCTTAAATCCCTATCATTACAGACTCAAAAACACAGCTACGCTGGCGCGGTCGCGGCGTTAACTTTGCCCAGGCTATTAACACGCAATGCCCGAACAGCATTTTGATAGTTTTTTATGCTAACTGTTCCATCTGCGGCGCCTTTGAAAACCGCAATTTTTGCAGTATCCGTGTCTGTGATTTCAAACTCCGCAGACGGGTCAGCCAATTTGACTATCGTCGCACTCGCGTAGTCAGCGAAAAACACAGCGCCAGCTCCTGTTGTTCCATTGACCACTGTAAAGATGTTCCCACCAACCTCAAACGTAATCGTCTCGTTGTCTGCAAGGTTTACAGTAGTACTCCCGCCGACATGAAAAACCGCAGTGTTTGTCGGATTCTGCACCGCAAATTCTGCGCCAGCCGTGGTGGCAATGACATTGCCTCCCACACTTACAGACGTTGCCGCCACTGCCCCGGCTACCGTTACTGTGTCTGCCGTTAAGGTGATCAGATCAAGATCGCCAAGAACGCCAATGAGCTTACCAACGGCAAATATTAAATCTTGGGTCAGCGTAATATCGCCACCGGCCGAAATGGCTATAGCGTCAGGGTCTGAAGTGGAACCGATGAATTTACCGTCACCGATTTTCACGTCTTCTGTTGTTACAATGTCACCTGAAAAGGTGCCAGTAGTCGCAACCATAGCCCCGGTATTCGCAAACTGCCGCCAAGTCGTACCATCACAAATAAAAAGACCACTGCCGTTTTGCGGTAAAGTCCCGATTGTATCTGTGTTTGAATCGTCTTTAACCGTTAAACTTTCAGCGGCATCGGCAGAATTTTGAATGACAACAAACCCTTTTTCCTCGGCTGGTAAAAGCACGATACGAGTCGAACCGCCAGGGTCATAAACATTATAGCCGTCCATGTCTCCAAGACCCATTGTCTTTGTGCCTGTCAACGTTTCAATAATCGTTCTTGATCGCCTACGGGTAAACAGCCACCGCTTATCGCCTGGGTTTGTGGTTGGTGTAACGATCAAAACACCATCAGCAGCCCCGGCGTTGTCAATGTCCATGACAAACTCTTCGGCAATGAGCGTGTCAACGTCAAGGACGATGCAAAGATCTTTATCGTGCAGGGTTGCGTCGTTACCGTCAATCGCATCCATATCAACATTGGCAACCCCGCCCGTTCTGCCGAATCGATACCATGTTGTATTCCGTGTGGCCATTATTTCACCGCCTCTTTGTCTTTTGGGAAAACCTTATCTTTGATTTGCTTGCCTGATTCGACTATCGCATCAACTGCGCCAACGTATTTATTCCAATCATCGTCACTGAGCTTGCCAGACAGCCGTAGTCTTGATATTTTAGCCTCATCCGATAGCGAGTATGCCATTGCAATTTGATCGCGCACAATGGCGCTTACGGCGTCTCTGCCGTCAACTGGTTGGCCTGAGAATGTTGGAGCGTTTGATATTGATTCAGGATTGACTTTGGAAACATCGCCGGTTAGAAATTCGGTTGTGAATTTGATTTCAAATGGATGCCGCCTTCCAAGAACAACCATTTTATTGCTACCGCAAAAAGACAGGCCATCAACCGCAACATTTTCTATGTAGTGGTCTATATGCTTTTTGTGGTAGATTATGCAGTTCATTTTATACCGCCGCTATAGTTATAGAATTGCCAGTTCCACCCGTATCGACGTATGCCGTTCCACCGTCGATAGCTAAATTTCCCCTGCCATAATTGTAATCAGCAAGATAAAGCGTAATCCCATAGTCTTTTGCTCCGTTGTTTACTCCGTTTATGATGTTGCTGTTGATAGTGTTTTTCACAACATTGCCTGATCCTGTACCAAGTAACCGTATTCCTACGTTGCTGTTTGTTGATATAGCCTTGTTGTCAATTCTTATATTGTTACCAAGGATAGAGGTTGCAGTTGCAAGTGCGCTTGCGGTCGATCCAAGCTCTATCCCTATCGTGTCATAGTCCTTCGCTGTGTTTATGTTTATTTCGTTTCCTGATATTGTGCTGTCATGGTCGTTATGGTAAACACCCATACATACCCCAGTTGTCCTGTTGTCGTTAAAAAGTATATGGTTGTCGTTTATATCTATGCTCCCAGCATTTGACAGTATTCCGTAAATTAAATCACCAGAAGCATCATTTGCTGATGTTTCTATGGCGATTTTGTTTCTCGATACTGACGATGTACCGTTAGAGCTTTGTATGTTAACTGGCGTTTTCAATATGCCAGACATAGTGTTGTCGTTTATTGATACTAAATCAACATTGTTGTTATAAAATGCGTAATTACAATTTAATATATTACAGTTAATCGCTTTAAGGTCTGTGTCTGGATTGCCTATGGCGGTGTAAAAATATAAAAACCTATCTCCACCGCTACTGTAAATATCATCTATTGATACTGTCCCAACAGTTGGAGCCGATGAACCGCCACCGGCATAGATGCCAAAATCTGAATCAGAAAGACCTATATTTATTTTGCTAAACAGAAACCTGCAATCACGACTTCCTGTTCCACCGCTAAACAAAAACATTGAGGTTGATGTTGCAGCTCCATTGTTCGAAGTTACTGAAAAATTGTTAAACCTGTATTGCTTGTCAGAATATGCACCTGATAAAATAAACCCTTCACTGCTGGCATAATTACCAATTTGCACCCCATTGCGACTTTCTCCATATATGTCTATATTTGCATTTGGAATTGTTGTCCCGCCATTTTCAAGGGTATAATCTCCGTTGTAAACAAATATCATACCGCCACCGCTTGGCACCGCAGCTAAGGCGGCTTGGATAGTTCTGAATTCCTCGCCTCCGTCTGCCCTTACTGTATAATGATTCCGCATCATGCGCCAGTAATCGGTCGTTATATCCGTTGCCGGGGTGACAGCGCCAGGCGTTGAATCTGCGAAGTCTTCAAGCGATATGCTGTATTTATCACAGTCAAAAGCCAGATCCATGTTGTTGTAAATCGTTACCTTGCTCACAACAACATCATAAATACCGCCGTAATTGTCACCACTAATTGTAATCACATCATTTGGCTGCATTATAGCTGCTGAAATTTGAGACTTAAACGACCGACTTCCGTCTTTGTAAATCCTTCGGATATAATGCAGTTCGCCTATTCGAATCGCAACTTGTGAGTCATTAGACGGTACGAATAGCTCGCCAGATTCAATAGTAGCTGTTGTTGTATTCGGTGCCGCTATGGCTACGATAGACATATAATCAGGTTTAGTGTTATCGTAATATCTGACATATCCGCTGTCTGATTCAGACGTGTAGGAATTCGATGTTTTAAACGAACTCGGATCGGTTGGCTCATTTCCGGTCTTTTTTATCAGCGCATTGTCAAAAGTCTTTTGACTTGTTTTAATGTAAGGATGGATTTCAATTTTATCGGTTTCCAGTATATAGCAATTGCAGGAGTTTAAAAGTCGTGAAAGCAGGTTTTTCCTATTCTCTTTTCTGGATAAATTTAAATTCCACTCAAGACCCCAACCATCAACCGTGGCCTTTGTAGCGGTAAACGTTCCCGATCCGTCAATGTACCAAGTCGGAACGCCCATATCCTCTAAAATGAATTTGATTTGATCGACCGGTGAAATCATAGTGGCCGTATCGTTTCGCGTTAACTTCATGGGAGCTGATAGAAACGATTGGCCACTTGCCCATAAACCGGTTGAGTCTGCCGTTCCGTCTGCGTCTGCGTCCATGATAACCGGAGCAACAACTCGATAAGACACACCACCGAAAGTATAGTTTTTCTGGGTAAAAGTATACGATCCGCTATCGTATTCGTCTGAACCGTCAGCCTCTTCGGGAGAATGAACTTTCGTTATTGCGTAGGTATGAGACGCCAGCCCTAAAAGATAATGGCGCGTTGTCGTGTTGGTGTCCAACAGGCAGAACATATTGGCATATGGTGATCCAAAGATTTCAGGCACACAAGCTAAATCATCCAGCATACTATATTCAGGGGCAATAGCCGATACAAGTTGCCCATTAGGATAAACGCCTTTAACGTATTTGCTCAACAGGCTTTCGCATTTAAAACTCAAAACCTGTTGATTATCAGTCACGCCACCAGCAGAAACCACGAACTGCCACTCAGTGGCAACTTCCGAATCTGAACCATCATTGATCCACCATCCAGCCGTTATAGTTGCGCCAACAAAATCAGCAGCGTCAATGGTGTTGGCTTTGTTCGGAACTGAAAACGACATTGTATTGAAAGACATTTGGCCTGATTCGGTATTTGACCGATTCATGGTGACACCGGAAAAATTTAGAATAGAGGACGTGTAGGTTACGTCTTGAGTTTCCCATACAACATCGGCTTCCCATACAACATCAGTCTCCCATACCACGGCTTCGGTTGTTGTCGTTGCCGCCGTTGCCCATGAATAACGAATACCAGCAGCCGTGGTAACATCAAACAACCACCTTGACTTTTTAATGTCTGCTAATATAGCTGTGGCTGTGGCTGAAAGACTAAGCATCTACAATTCTCCCAAGCACTCGCAACTTTATAGACGGTATGCCATGAACTCCTGTTCGGGCCATGGTACGCACCATAGACGAATCGAACCGGACAACGTAGGTATGATCCGTTCCAACCTCGGCAACATGCGTCCATTTAAATGATGAAACAATCCCGTTTGCTTTGGCTGTGTCGTGATACAGATCGAAGATCGTGGACACGTCAGCCGTAAATGCTTTGACCGGAAATAGCAAGGTGGCATAGAACCATGTCGCATCATCTCCAATGCTGATACGAGTCTCTGAGCCATCGTCAGAGGTGTGTACTATCTGATTCTTTTCCCCAAACTCAGTGATCACCTGTTGCGGCTTGACGGTCAACGTAATATCCACATCAGCCGCGATAGTCGTCAGGTAATCGTACATTTCATAATCGGCCATTTATGCCACCGCAGCAACCCGAATATCTATCGCGTCTGCGACTTCCGGGTTTTCGTTTATTTGGTTTACCATGATTGTTCCAACCGTATGACCATCGAAAATAATATTGATTTGTTGTGGTCCTGATTGTGATTGACGGTCGTTGCTTCCACCGATGACGCTTCTTAAAACATCAACTTCTTTTTTATTAAGAGTCACCTCTGTTCCATGATGCTTTACATCGTATCCAGACAACGGCCCGGAAGTCCACCCACCATGAAGCACGCCGCCCATACCGCCCGAAGCATCAGAAGACGTTTCACCGCTACCGCCACGGCCACCACCAGAAGCGCCACCACCGGTCGATTCTCCACCTCTTGGGTCCATGCCGCCCCATGCCGTGGTCGATCCGAATTCGCCAATCCCTTGAAGTCCACGGGTTGCCTGTCTCCCTGCAAAGTACCCTGGGTTCATGGTTTCAATGGCGTCCCGCACGTCTTCGTTGTCTCTTGCATTTGCAATATCAGCGGCCAAGTCACCAACCATTTGGCCAAGTATCCCGCCAGCTACAGCGCCAGCTTTGCCAGCAGCGGCAGCGCCTACCATTTGGCCAATTAAGCCGCCAATGTTCGACACCTTTCCAGATTGAACGCCAAGCGCATTGGTAGCGTATCCGGTAACAGCCGCCGACCCATATCCAACCATGGCGCCCGGCGAAGTCATGCCCCTTGCAAAACCGCTTGCGTCTATCGTGCCAGAAGCCATTAATGATGCGCCAGTAGCCGCCCTGAGTCCCATAGTTCTACCGGCAGATGCAAGCCCTGCCCGTTCTGCATCGGATATAGGGCCGGATAGATCCTTGCCAGCCATGGAATTAGAAAACGCTTCCAGCGCATCCATTGACCCAAACGTCCCACGGATATTCTCTGACGCTTCCCTTGGGATAATCATCTGGCCTTTTTGGACTACTACGCCAGCTTCGTCTGGCTTCATATCCCAAGTACCTGAATGCGAAAACATAACGTCTTGCAGAAAAGACATACCCTCAGCCACGGCCCACTCAACAGCCATGCGCGAAACCGCATCGGCAGCGGCATTTACCATTGACTCAAAAACCGTATCGACCAAAGAACTTAGGCTTAGGAATTCATCTGAAAGCGGGTTGATAAAATCCGATAAACTTGAAGTCATGGAGTCTGTCATTTCTTTGGCAACGTCCGCGCCAGCTTCGCCCCAAGTATACATTTCTTCTTGTGATTTCTCAAGCCCTTCCTTGAAACCCTCAAAAAACGTCTTTTCGGCTTTGGCTTTTGCAGCCGCGTTTCGTTCTGTAATGTCAAGACGGTCTTGTGCAAGGCTTTGATCTTTTGATAGGATCAGCGCGTTGTGGGCGGCAAGTGCATCGGCATCAACCTTTAAAGAATCAGCGGTTTGTTCGTTTCCTAATTTGGCCAGCCTGATTTTAAGTGCCAATTCCTCTCTTTTTAATTTCTCGCCATAGCTGATTGATTTTTTAAGTACCTTCTCATATTCAGACGCAGAATCATCATCAATCTTTTTTTGTTCCTTCGCTATTGCCTTTCTCTGTTCAAGTTCTGCTATTTTCAATCGAATTGTAAGTTTGTTTTCCTCTATCTTTAGCCTGTTGCCGTATTCAACCGATTCCCGCAGAGATTCAGAAGACCTATATCCAAAGTCTTCAACGTCAGAAGTAACCGTTAAAATACCATCATGCATGTTATCAAATTCTTCTGTGACCCGTTCGACTTCTGGAATTACACTGGCAACGCCTCTTACTAATGCCCCTCCAACACCACCGGTTGCAGCAAATTTATAAACACCGCCAACCGCATTCATAACAGTGGCGTATGCTTTAGCCGCCATCGTCATGGCTTTGATTGTTCCGACCACGCTTGAATTTATCAGACCCCGGTTTTCACCCACCCATTCGGAAGTGTCACCAATAACCTCCTTTAAAGCCGGTGCAAGCTCTTCGCCAAGCATGACAGCTTCGCGCCCGATGGTATTTAGAAACTCTTCTTTAGTCGCCCTAAACGTAAGTCCGTATCGCTTCCAAGCGGCATCAAAAGCCCCTACCTTATCCGTCATGCCTACGAGACGCTCTTCATACCCCTTAAATTCGTTCTTGGATAATTGGAGCAGGGCCATGTATGCTTCTTGCCGTCCAAGCATTTTGACAAGCGCTGAAGAGTTCCCATCAGTAGCGTCCCAAATCTCCTTTAAAACACCTTCGAACCCCAAGTCTTCAACGGCGGCAATAGATGATCCGTATTTTTTAATGGATTCTGGGAGCAGTTCAAACTTCTTTGACAGGGCAGTTAAAAGGGATTGTAACTGCGTTACCGATTGAGACGTACCGGCACCGGTAGTGGAAATCTGAGCCATTGCAGCGGCCATTTCATTTGCATGAAGGCCGACAGCTTTTGACATATTAGCCAAGTTTCCAATCAGGGGCGTTAATTCGCCAACTGTTGTAATACCATATCGCTCTGTGGCATACAGCAAATCGGCAGCGGCCCCTGCGCTTTCTACTTCGTCGCTGTAAGTACTCATTAACGCGGCCAGACCCTTGACAGCATCGGCCTGTTCAATAGTTGACTCCTTAGAGACACCGGCAGAAATCCTTAAAAGCTCCATGGCTTTTAACGGTTCGGTAACACCGGCAGACATGACCTGATAATAACCTTTGGTCAACTCGGTTACTGAGCCAAGCACCGGGGAAACGTCCATGATTCGCCCCTTCATAGTGACAAGGGTATCATCGGAAACATTGCCTAACCTGTTTAAAGCAACCTCAAACTCTTCGTATTGTTTTATGGATGATCTAACCGCAAGGCCAACAGCGGCAGCGGCAGCAGCCCCATAAAGTTTCCAGTTGTTTTTCAGATGCGTTAACATCTTGTTTTGATCGCCAAACTGTTGCTGATTCAACTGTTTGATTTTCGCGTTCTTTGCTTTTTCAGCTCTAACGATATCGTCAGCCGTAGCCCTGGAACTATGGGCAATCCCCTGATATGCGTTTTCAGCCTGATCGCGCATGGCGTTGAACATCGCCGCAGACTTGACGCCCAAGGTCTTGTAATTCTTTTCAACGCCAGTAGTGACCACCTGGGCTTCTTTCAGGATGGTTTTTTGCGCACGGGTGAACTTGGTCGTATCCAGATCAAGCTCTGCATATATTGTCCCTACTGGTTTGCCTGCCATGGTGTCACCCGTTTAAAAGTATCTGCCTGATTTTCGGCTTGCTTGCGTTTAAAGCTGTTCTCATATATGGCCGATAATATTCAAAGATTTTCGCATACATCACCAGATAGTTTCCAGCATAGATTCTAACGTTTCGAAACTCTCCGACAAGATTGGTATTGAACCTTTCATGCTGTTCAGTTACCCGAATTGTCTTGATGAGTGAACCTGCTGTTCTTGCCGTCCAGTTCGCCCCGGTGTTATGATATTTCCCCTTGCTGTAGGCCATTTTGTAAACGCCACGGGTGATATTAAACTTGTGTTTCTTGGGTGATCCCCAACCTCTACCCATCTGCCGAAGCAAATTGCTTTTGGCCTTGTCTTTGACGACATTGGCGCACTTCTTGAGCCGCGCCATACTGGCGTCCATCAATTCACCATCGTACTTTTGAGGATTCCAGTTCTTTTTCCTCATTTTTTCAACTCCACTTCGCGCCAAAGTCGGACCACACTGGTCAGGCACCCCACTTGATCCTCAACCCCGAATAAATCCATAACGACTTTGACCGCCGGGATTGAAATATCCACCGGTCGGTTGTCTTGTCCTATCGTTATGATTTGGCGTCTGGCCATTAGAAACACCCTTGAAATTTCTTCATTTTCGTCTAAGAGTGCCACCCTGCAAGTCGCGCAAGGCGGTTGTTGGGGTGGCACTCTATCCGCATACATTCCCCGGCAACCGTCACAGGTGGACGCATATTCGTCATGCCATACCGCCCACTCTATGAGTTTTTTTCCGGTTCGCCCGTAACGCCGTTGATGACTTCAAATACACGGGTTGCAAACCGGGCAAATTCAGGAACGTTCGAAAGCCGCAGTTTATTCTCTGCCGTGCATTCAAGCTCAACGCCTTTTTTAACGAAGACGCCACGCCAGCCGGTAATGGCATAATCCCAAGCCAATGAGTTCTCTTTTTCCTCTTCATCGGCTGTCAGGTCCACCAGATAGGCCACGCGCTCCATGCCCCTGGTCTGAGGGTTCAGCACCATCTTGGATTCGCGCTTGCGTAGCTTCCGGCGCTCTGAAAAGAACGGACCCATGGGCCGCATACAGAACTCTGCCGCATCCGGTTCGGGTTCGACATAAACCACTTTCAGCGTGTCAGGGTCAATGTGGCTTTTGAAGTACTTGAACCAATCACCTTTTTCGCGTTTATCAAGATCAAATATCAATTTTAATCTCCTTTGTTTTAAACAAGTACCATTGCGCCACCGGAAACCTGCGCTTCAAAAGAACATTTGCCCAAACCGTTTCGGGCCATTTCTACCGCATGGCTCTTGGTTACGAGTAAATGCCCACCGCTGGCCACGGTTCGAAATGACGTGGAATTGACAAAAAAGCAAATGCCACCGGACCCGAACTTGGAATAATTCAGGCAAGCCGAATCAAGCAGCACCTGGCCGGTCGTATCAGTCGGATCGTAAAGCACATCCGAAATGGAAATGGTGCCACCGTTGGCCGTAACGAATTCGTAAACGTCGATGTCGTCTCCGAACTCCGAAACGTCCTCAGTGTTTCTGGTGAAGCCTGAAATTGAGTAAGTGCCAGCACCCAGAAGTTTATAGGTGCCAATCGTGACCTTGCAAAATTCGCCTTTTAAAACTACTGCCCTGGTTGCCATGGTTAATCTCCTTTTTGGTCGCCGCTGGATAGTGCTTTTGAAATAGCCTGTTCCTTTTGGCGCGTTTTCATTGCCTTATAAAGGCGGTAAGTTGAATCGTTTATGGCCAGTGTCGTTAGATGGTTTGATGGTACAGAGGTATCCACAAAAATTCTATGCCCTGCTTTTTTTAAGTCCCAACAAAAACCGATATCTTCACCAATCACACCGCCAATATCCTGATTTGGATTATCCCTAAAATGAAACCAAGGAGGCGGCATTTTTCTGAACACTTCCATTTTGAAAAGTAGGCACCCTGTACCGGTAGCGTCAACCTCTTTTAATTCGCCTTCTTCCCATTCGTCTTGGCTTACATACCCACCAACCGGATCACCCTTTAGCAGCAGCGGATCAAATGGAGGGTATCGACGATAACAAAGAGCGCCCACGATTGGTAGGTTGTGAGACAGTAAACGCGGGATGGTTTCAGGGTGATATTCCATGTCTGTATCCATCATCACAACATGGGAGCAACCCGCATTCAACGCCCGTAAAACAATGTTGTTTCGAAGGGTATCAATAGGCCCGTTGTCTTCGTGGATCAACGTAAAATCAGGCTTATCCATAAGTGCGAAAGAATAGAAAAACCCAGACGGCACGGTTGGGAATGTCAGCGGAATTCCAATTCCAAGTTTAAAGTTGCTGATTTTCATTTTTTCGCCTTTGCTATGACGTGAGTATGGATTGTTCCCATGCCTGAAATAATCTCTTTATCTTCGATTGATTCGATTTCAAAGTTCGCTTTAATATCGTACAACCCCCGGTATTGATCGTCTGAATAGTAAAGCCAGGAATGACAATTCCAAAAACTTACATGGGTTGGGTCCATGAAAGCCCCTCGGCCATCTGTCGAAGGTGTTAAGCTTTCGAAGACGCCGCCCGGTTTTAAAACGCGCCAAATCTCGCTTACAACACCCACCGTTGAACCAATAGGAATGTGTTCCAGGAAGTCATAAGCCCGAACCATGTCAACTGAGCCGTCCTCATAGGGCAATCCAGCCAAAACATCGCAAACCAGATCCGGCCCAACCTCTGCCCGATTGTCTATATTTATAAACCCGTTTAATTTATGGTATCCGCATCCAAGGTTCAGGCAAATGCCGATCGGTTCAGGACTTGAACTTATGGCTTGACGTTCCCAAAAATTACCACCCCATTTCTCGAAAAGGTGGGCATCGGTTTTTTTGCAAACAGCGGCGTAGTCAAGTTTGCCCGACTCTTCCAAGTCGGCAAACGTCTTGCTGCCTTCGTGGTGGACATAGCATCCGTTGACAATGGCAACATGCTTTCCAGCTTCCTTGGCCCTGAAACAGAAATCAACTTCCTCACCGCAACATGGCCATAGCGATTCGTCGAAATCGCCAAGCTCGTCAAAAAGCGATTTACGAAATGCCATGCAAAAACCAATAATGAAATTTACCGGCTCGACCGAATCGTCCCAATTTTCAGCCCAATCACCAGCACTTTTATTTAGATCTGCAATATCTTCGTATGTTTCGGCTTGAACCTTTTGCATACCAGCGCAATAGTTAGTCACCGGGCCAACTATATCGAATTCTTCAAGGGCAGATACCAGCTTTAAAGCCCACCCGTTTGTCACGATTACGTCATTATTCAAAAGCACGATCACGTCACCGGTAGCTTCACGCATCCCCTGATTGACAGCAGCCGGAAACCCTTTGTTGTCTTCGTTCCGAATCAGCTTAGTTTCGGCAAACCCTGAAAACGGCGGTTTGATTGGCGGTTCCGATCCGTTGTCAACGATAATCAATTCAAGATCTTTTGCGTCAACAGTTCGCAAAACTTCGTTGATGCAAATATCCGTGAGTTCGTGTTGATTTAAAACCGGGATGATTACTGATATCATAGTTAATCCTTTGATACGAGAATGTCGAAGTCAGTTGCCCAATGCCGAAGCGTGAACGTGCCTGAATCAGTCGTTATATTATCGGTCATAGTCACCGTATTGTTTCGCCGCATCCAGATCAATGTTGACCCGGTAACTGCAAAAGTCGAGCCTTCGTCAAACAGCGAGTCTAAATAGCCTTGAATAGTTGAAATCTCAGTAGCTGAAAGTGAATCGGAATAAATCGAAAACTGGATTGACGTTTCTTCGAAGTCTTCTGTAAACGTTCTTTCGGGCGATGTATTCACAACTTGAAAAACCGCATACGGAAACTCTGAATCAGCAGGCGCTTCGTCAAGGAAAATCCGACCGCCAACAGAAGTCGAAAGCGTAGACCCTGCGGTTTTACCGAAAATAGCCGTTAGTAAGTTTTTCAAGATCCAGCCCTCATTACTCCAATGTCGGCAGCACTGTCAAAGACAATGACGTTGATGCCCTTGGGCAATTTTTCCGATACACCTTTTGAAATGCTGACCGCGACTTCGGCTGCAATAGGATGGTTGACGCGAACGAAAACCACATCACCCTTTTTCAATTTCATTATTTTCATGTCTTCGATGTATTCTATGAATTTTTTTTCGTCCACCTTTACCTCCTTGTCCCACCGACCAGGTGTGATAAATTCGTGCGGTATGCCAATCAAATGGATTTTAAACCTACCTATCTGTTCGAGATAATTTTCTTCGAATATTCCTTTGCCTGGGATATACGTCCGCATGTCTCCGATAGTATGGGCGTCACAAGATATGAATTTAAAATCATCACATCCCATATATTGAGCCGCTTTAACGGCAAAAATTAGTGAAAATACATTCTTTGGCAATCCTAATTCTTTAAGATTTAAAACATAGCGGTCATGGTAATCAGAAAAACAGTATTTTGATTCAAGATCATGCAATAGTAATGTCGCCTTTTTTGGCATAGTTAAGACGCCACATTCAACCCCACATTCACTTCTATGATCACAATCAGGAGACAGATTATCCCCACCGTTTGCTGTTGACCGTCTGCGCTTTGATCCACCGTCTTTTTGCATGGAATAAACTGGATTAGATAGGTTTAAGGGTTCAACGGCTATAATCGCAGTGTTCAATGTAATGACAGGCCCGTCTCCAATGTCTTCTTGGGTAAGGTGTTCAAGTGACGGACCGGACCCTATGATCCAGGCGGTCTGGTTTTTATGCTTGTTTTTTAGATCCTGCATGGGTTTCTAACCTCTATGATGTTTTTGTTTTTCATATTCACGCTTCCTTGCAAACAATGTCCATCCACCTGTGGTCTTTTTGTGGATCAATGAACGAAACGACATTATAATATTTTCCAGCCCACGAAATACGCCATGCCGCCCTCATAACCGACCGGTAGCGAATCCTAAATCGTATGGTTGAAATCATCGTCACAGATTCGGCACGCATGGTTTCCATTGCGCTTTTAGGCCAGATTGCAGCGGCCACATTTGCGGCAACCACTGTCCATGTCGTTGTGAACGATCCCATGCCGTCAGGCACTTTCTGTTGTGCTTCGAAGTTGATAACTTTATTTAGCTGGCCAGTTCTCATTTAGAACTCGTCCCACAAGCGCAAAGGTGCAAGGTAAGCGTCAACCGATTCGTTCTGAGCATACGGCTGCATGGTAGTCGAAAATATCTGTGATTCTCGATTCTCCCAAAGATCGGTCAAGTACATTTTAACCGCTGATTTGATTCGCCGTGGCAGTAATGCCGCCGTTGTCCAGCCGCAAATAAACCTAATAACAATCGGCTTTGACGTATAAGCCGTGAATGAAGGCCACGACTTGCCATAAGGCAAAACAATACGCCCACATTGCGTCCCGTTCGTTTCCACGATGTAGTCCGTGGTAACTGTCATGGTGGTTTCGGTTCCCAAACTGTTGGTATATTTTATATGGGTTACACTCGCCAAACTCCCAAACGGTATTTTGATTGAGTTGTAAGCCGGAAAGGCGTCAAGGTAATAATCCCACGTTTGAGTAAGCAGGGCGCGTCTGGTGACGTCTTCAACGTGTTCCCTTGCCGCTTGTATGTCATCGCCTAAAGCATCGTCCTGGGCCGTTGTGGACTCGTTGACGATGATCGACGTTGAAAACTCGCAAGCCGCTAAAAGAACTTTCGACGCTGTGCGGATATATTGCTTCGTTCCGGTATATTGGATTTTATAATCGGCGTTATCATTTGCCGTTGTAACCGTAGTAAACAGGCCACCGGTCCATGCTGTGTATCCAATTGCAAGCTGGTCAGATTCTTCTATTCTGGTTTCATTCGTTCCTGTAGCCCCGTTCGTTCCAGCCGAAAGTTGAACAATGGCCTCGTACCCTAAAACGTCAAACCCTGTGCCAACATGCACGGTATAGTTGTCAGCTATGATATGCGAGCCATGGGCAAGCGACTGAGTGATAGTCAAATTGCCGTCGAACGTCTCTGAGTCTTCATAGAGATGCTTTTTTGCCTCTGCCAAAGTTATAGGCTCAATGGTCGGGGCCGTAGCTATAATTACTTTCATCGGTACTCCATGAAACCCGTTAGCGATATTCTGAAAAATAAAAAGTCGTCGAACTTGTCCTCAACCGTGAATGTCATCTTATCCAAGTTCTCCGACTTTAAAACAAATGGGATGGTGTCTGGATATTCGTTGGTGATATTTATCATTGTATTTGTTCCATCCGATACGGAACTGACCAGCCTTGAATAAGGAAGGCTCAACAAATCAAGCAGGCTGGTTATTCGTTGTTCATTCGTAGGATTAGTGCAGCACTCGGTGTACCGTTTATAAATATAGCCTGTCGTTGGAGTCACCCCTAAAATTTGGTCATATGACAAGCTTGGCATTGAAGCCGCTACCAATGTAGTATCCAAAGCGTCAACGAAAGTAGTTTGAAATGCCGTAACGTGAAGCCATGTTCCTGGGTCCGGTTTTACGGTATAAATTATCGGAACACCGGTTGTCTGTAGGTAAAAATCATCGATATAAAACTTTGGAGACTTGCCGCCGCCTCGCGCTTCGTTTTCAATCCTAAAAGCATCAACAAGGCTTGCGCTTATTCCCATGGCTGTAATTGGTATATTTATAAATTGATAAATGTCGTAATCGTCATAATTAAAATAGTCTTCTAAGTAAACCTTCGTGCCGACTTGGGCACCGCCAACCATGGCGTATATAGAAAACGAATCGCCCGCCAGCCAATCCTTGTCAACGTTGATCCACATGGTCAGCGCGATATAACCGGACATATCAACATCGGTTCCAGGGCCGACGTTGTTTATCACTTGCATTATGTCGTCAACGGCAGGTTTGTCGCACCTTAAAGATTTAGTGCCAGCATACGGCCTCTCAGTTGATGCTGCCTGCCACTTGCCGCCTACTACGTTGCTCATTGTCCACGCCACATCATCGGTGCCGTTGTGGAGCAGCAAAGCCCCTGCGCCGAATGCCCCGTCTTGTGCCATTTCCCGTCCGTATGTGTCATTTGTGAAAAACGCCGTGAACGGGTAAAAAGTCTTATGCGGTCGCGTAGCAACGACCAGTCCAACGTCCTCGCCTGGATCTTGGTTTACTTCGGCTGATATGCCGTCGCTATTTGTTATCGGGTGCTTCCACATGATAAATCCTATTCGTGGAAAAATCCGTACAGGGTGCCGGTTATAACGACTCCAGCGGTATCAACCCAAAGTGAAAAAACTGCATTTTTCGGCAGTGTAACATCCATTGGAAAATTGAGGTCGTAGGAGTCTACTGCTGCCGCGTATTTAAAACGGTCAAACTCAACCGCCCCTGCAAACGTCCCGCCAGCTTCGACATCTTCGGCATGAAGACAAGTTACGTCTGAATCATCTGCACCCCCACCGTTCACGCATACACCGGTAACGACTGTACCAGCAGCGGTAGTGCCTGCCCCGCGAATCTTCACATAGACTTCGCAAGCGCCTGTAATGAAAAGATTCAGTCCTTCCAGGATAAGCGGCAATTCGTCGTTGTTTTTGATATAAAAGATGCAATCGTCATTTGCAGCCGGATCATTTGAAAACTGCCAAGTGTACGCTTGTTGGTGATGCCTGTTCGTGTGGCCTTCTAACGATTCGCTCACACATAACGACTTCAGCATGCCCTCGCTAACGCGTGCTGCTGGCCCATCTGGATCATTGAGTGTTGGCATAACTAAACCTCCTGATTTTCTAAGTCGGCATCACTTGCCAACATTAAATGGTATTCGATTTTTTTCAAGGTTGATAACATCTGTTCAAGCAGGTCAATCGCCCTAAGATCGACCACCGACATGGCGTCAGAAACAACATCAGCCCCGGTGTCAACAACCCCTTTGATCTTCGTGCGCTCATTGAATACATGCGTCATTGCGACAACCTCACAACCGCGTCACCTGATGTATGATCACCGTCTTTAAACCCGGCCTGATACCAAACATCTCGCTCCGGTTCTAAGCCATATTCCTGAGTGTTAGCGTCCCATTCGTCCACATCATGCCAAGTGGACCCTTTGTCAAAAGACCGCTGAACCGTAACCGTTCCAGCCCAAGTGCCGGATATGGAAATGTTGAAATATCCAGCAAGTTGAACTCGGTCAGTCCAAACATTGCTACCTGATATAGTCCTCGCCACCCGTCGGATCGTCATCGATTACCTTTCGGAAAATAGGCCTGAAAATTGGACCGCCTGGCCCCCCATCGAGGTCAACGCCCCGATGGGTGATAAACCGAAACCAGGCAAAAAGCCGTTTAAAGAGGTTTAAAATTTTACAGACCAATCGGCACTTCCTTCCAGGTCAGGGCCAGATTCACGTTGACACCAGCAGCGGCCAAAGCGCCCATAACGCAGGTTGTACCGGGAGCGAAACCGATTGCACCCTTCAGATCGCCGGAAATGACTTCGGCGCCCACGGTGTTGATGGCAGCGGTATTGTGAAACAACGGCCATGCAAGTACGGGAGCCAGAATGGTAGCAATACTGTACGCAGCACACTTGCCAGCGGTAAGCCCGGTGCTGGCCGTCAAAAGCGTTTTACCGGTGAATGCAGCCGCCGTGACAGTGGTTGGCAGGGTCAACTGCGTTCCAACCGCCAAAACCATCCCGGTCATAGCTGCCGAAGTAGCATAAACCTGAACTCCCCAAAGATAAGGGATCATGTTGACGCCAGATGTGGGCGGATTGTAAACGATAAGCCCGATGCCAGCCGTGGCAGAGTAAAGAGCGACTTCCATATCAAGGCAGTTTGCGAAGAACATTTCACCGCCTTGGGTGGAGTCCTGATAGTTGTTGCCGCTGACGATAAGACCGCCAAGCTGATCGGCCCGAAGTGGATTTGTTCCGGTCGATGCCGGGGTGTTTCTTCCGATTTTTGCAAACATGATAGTTCCTCCTGCTGATTCTGAATCTGGGTTTTACCAATTACAACATTGCAGCTACGTTAATGGCTCGCGCTTTTCGCAAGTCAGGCAACCAGCCGCCAGCAGATCGTACAAACTCGTCTCCGGTATCAATCGCGTGGAAAGTCGAACCAACTTGATATTTATCTGTGTCGGTAAGCTCGTCCATATCTGCCAAAACACCCTGCATGGTTTTAATGGTGGCCGTTTTTTCAAGCGCCATGATCCACCCCCTTATGCCGCTACAACGCTGCCATCGGCTGTCAGTGGCAGATAATACAGATGGGTGCTGATGGACCCCTCGACCGCTGAAGCGATGAACTGCAATGCACCAGCGGTAAGGGTAATCGGCTGCATAATGCCAACAGCAGCGCCGCCATAGGTCATAGCCGTTGCGAGGACACCGGTAATGCCCAAAATGTCACCTACCAGGGCAGGGTCGATGTCAAGACCACCGCAGATGGGTGCCGTGGTCCCGGCAGTCGGATTCATTGTCCACTGGCAAGTATTCGCGCCACCTGCGGCCACCGTAACAACCCCGTAAAGGCCGGTCAGTTGCACACGCCCGGTCACAGTAAAAAAGGTGGCAGTCGTTGCAGCCAAAGCAGCGGCATCACGGTCAACCCGCAGGCCTACGCCCATTTTCGCCAGCATTTGTCTTGTGCTTTGATTAAACATTTTCGAGCCTCCTGTTATTTCTTTTTAACCACTTTGGGTTCCACTGCTTTCGGTTCGGCCTTTTCCGCTTTCTGAACCGGAACGGCTTCAAGTTTCCTCAACCGTTTTTCAATGGTGTCAAGCCGCTTTTCAAGTCCCGGCAGAATCGCTGCGACTTCTTCCTTTGCAATGATTCTGGCATGGGCTTTGACTGATTCAAGTTCTTCTCTTAACATTTCAATCCCTCCTTATCAGTCATAAATTGCAGACGGCATCGGCAGTCCGGCATAGCGGGGCTGGCTGAGAACGTACCAGCAGGCCATTAGGGCAGTATTCGGATCGCCAATATGCACCGCAATGCAGTCCATCCCTTCGCTCAACATGGAGCTGTTGACAGGAATGCAATACAGTTTGTTGACGTCGAGAGTCGCGGCAATGTTGAATGTATCAACACCAGCCGCAAGCACCGTTGGGATCATAATGTCTTCATTGTACAGGGTGCCGTTAACCACCGCAGTTTTGCCGCCGCTGAACGTCAGCACTTCGTTATCAACAAATACCTGTGAAGCATCCCATTTGTTGCCAACAATGTAGTTGCCACGATCTTCGAAGACTGTCATCACGCCGGTTGCCGCACCCGTTGCAGTCTCACCAGCAGCCGCGGCCGTGGTAGTCGACGCGCCGTCATACTTCAGCATTTGGCCGGTTTCGTAATACAGGGTAAACGAAAGGGCCGTATCACAATCGGACACGCTGACCCCTTCATACAAGACCACGGCAGCGGTTTGACCAACCGCCGCGCCGGTCATGATATAGATTTCAGCTTGATGGTAGTCTTTCAGGCTGATGATATCGCTCGTACCCCCACCATCCTTATCAACTGGATGCCAGCCCGGTACAACCGCCCATTTATTATTGAGTCCAATCATTTGAAGTCCTCCTTAATTGTAAATCGCTGTTGGCATCGGGGTTCCGGCATAGCGAGTCTGGCTCAGAATTGCAAAAGCCGCCACTACTGTCACGGTATCGCAATCCGCGACATTCAATTCGATGCAATCCATACCATCGGCCAGCATGGAAGAGTTGATGGGGATCATATACGTTTTGTTGACGTCCAACACCTGAGTGATATTAAACGTGTTTAAAGCGGCCGTTCGCGGCACCATGATATCTTCATCATAAAGAACTCCATTGACAACCGCCGTTTTTCCACCGGAAAAGGTCAGCACTTCATTATCCACAAAGGCAGTAATGTCATCGCCTTTATATCCCATGATGCTGTTGCCAAGGTCTTCAGTTACCACACAGATGCCACCAGCCGCACCGGTTGCGGTTTCGCCAGCAGCCGCCGCCGTGGTAGTCGACGCGCCGTCGTATTTAAGCTTCATGCCGGTTTCATAGTAAAGCGTAAAACCCAAGGCCGTAGCCGCTGAATCAACGGCGTTGCCCTGTTGCATAGTGACAGCCGCAGTCAAGACAAACGTGCCGCCTGTCATGATATAAACCTCGGCCTGGTGATAATTTTTCAGGCTGATAATGTTGCTGGCCCATGCAGCCGTTTGGTCAACTGGGAACGTAAGCGGTACAACCGCGTATTTATTATTGAGTCCGATCATTTCAAATCCTCCTTGTTAGATCTTGCGCTGGTAGGGGTTGGCAGTATTACCAAGCCCCTTTCCAGATTGTTTTATGCGCGGGTTGCCAGTGAAATAAAATGGCTCTGATCGCTTGCTCCCTTGGCCGGCGTCAATGCTGTCGCCCTGACAGGTTGTCCGTCCACCCTGAGAATAAAACGGAATACCTGCTCGTCATAGATAAATCTCACATGAATACTCATGTCGGATTTAATCCCACCTTTTTCAGCCAGAATGTAACCGTTTTGAAGGTTGGCCAGCACGATATCGCCGGTCGTGCCCAATGTCGGGGAATGCTCAATGGCAAAGGCAGGCCGACCAAGGATACGGGCATATGGAGTGTCTGCAAGTCCACCAGGCGGCATGTAAACGGGAATACCGCCGGTTCCAACGGCAAGGCTCATGGTAAACAGCTGCGGTTCTATGTCCTGATTGTAAAGCCAAATGTAATTGTCGGTCATAGTTGCGAATCGCCGTGAATACATATTGACGATGTTTTCAGAGACAACCGTTTTGGCATCCTGTCCGGTTTCCTTGGGGACCGTAACCAAGCACCCGGCATTCATAATGCCCAATGGTTGACCACCTCCGATGCCGTTATAAATGGCATCGTCCATCAAAAAGCCAAACTCTCCGACAAAGGCGTCTCTGACAAAGGATTCAATAGCAGCGGCATCGTCCATAAGCTCGTCGGTCAGGTAGCAAAGGCCAATCAACTTATTTAGAGTCAATTCGATCTTGCGGAACTTCGGCTTGCTGGCCGTTTTCTCGTCGGCTTCGTCAGCCCAATAGCCCTTGATTCCACCGTATCGAGTCGCGGCCCTGGAAGTCTCGTCAACACCGTTGATTTTGATGCTGTTGGCATTGCCGGAAATCTGTTGACGGCGGCACCTGGCAGCCAGGATTCCGGTATCGAAGACTTCTTTTAACAGATCGTTGGTGTAATCCTGTTGCACCAAAAACGCCCCTTCACTTCCAACGCTTTCGTTGAGGCCGGATGCGGCATTGAAAAGGCGCGGATCAACCGCCCCGCCAACCCGTGACGCATTCTTGACGGCTACAAGCTGCTCGCCCAAGCTGTTAAACCGGTCTTTCTTCCGGTCGGGGTCCACTTGAACCGATCCAGCAGGCCGTGGAGCCGTCACAGCGGCAGCGGGAGCTTCCAGCAATGCGGCCATGCGTTCTTCGCGCTCGCGGACCGTCACTTCGTTCTGGAGTCCCTGAACGGTGTCCATTATTTCGGTTTTCAGCGTAAGCTCTTCCGGCGCCGGGTTTCTGTTTTCACTGACGCACTTTGCATCGATATCGGCAGATGCTTTCATTAGCGATTTGATTTCTGCTTTGATTTGCGTAATGGTCTTCATTTCGTTTGCCCTCCTTTGGGCTTAATGGGCGATAGCTGCTACTCGGGTTAATAGATCGATAACCTTGTCCTTTTCATCTTCAGCCGGCACAGCGTCCCGCTGCGTTTCGTCAGGCGTAGGAATCACAGGTTCAGGCACTATCGGCGTAGCATCGTCCCGAAGCTCACCGTCAAAGCCTTCTGCAATGACTCTCTTTGCCTCTTTGTTGGAAAGCCCTGCGTCCCGTAGGGCCTTTTCAAGCGTTCTTTTGGAAACTGAATCATCCCGGTTTTTAATCGTGTCAGGCGTGTTTTTAAATGTTGAAAGGTCGTAACTGCCCTCAACCGGATCACCATCATAAACCCGGTCCACAAGTCCCTGTTCAAGCGCCTCATCAGCCGTGAACCACGTTTCAGCCGCCATTAAGGCAAGGTATTCGTCCTTCGTGCCTTCAGTTTTTTTGGCGTAATCGTTTGCAATGGATTCGTTGATTTTTCCGTGCAACTCTTTTTCTTTTGAAATGGTGGTAACGAGTCTTTCAAGATCTTCATCATTGTAATATCCGAAAATATCCATGAAGCTTAGGGCTTTGTGGATCATAATAAACCCACCATCAACGATTTCCACTTCATCGGCACCCATGGCCAAGAAAGATGCGGCAGATGCAGCCAACCCGTCTATGTGGGCTATTACCTTGGCTTTGTGTTGCATGATTGCCGTTTTCATGGCCCTTGCTGCAAACACGTCACCACCACCTGAGTCTATACGAAGATGTATGGTGCTGGCATCAATCGCATTAAAGTCCTTGACCCACTCTTGATGCTCAACACCCCAATACCCACCGATGTCCTCATATAAATAAACCGTTTCCTCGGTCGCTTTCGCGTTGATATCAACTTTGTTTTGGATTGACCTTGTGGCCATTTTTCGGTCGGTTATCATCACTGACCCCCTTTGCTCACCGGGTTTAACTCTATAAGGTTCGTTGGCTTCGTTTCGGTTGTTTCTTCAATTTGGGCTGGCTGTGTGTTGCCTTGATTTTTAGAAAGGTATTCTTCAAACATATTGACAGGTATAAGTCCTGTCGGCATCCAATGTTGATCCATCAAGGGATCGTCACTTGGGTTCATATTCTCCTTCATTCGGCCTTCATTCGGAGTCATCATGCCAATACCGACCAGCGCCTTGTAATATTCTGCCCTGTCTTTAGAATTCGCCCGTAAAAGACCCTCGACAATGTGGTGATAATAAAAACCAGCTTTCAACTGTGTCTCTGTCAAAAGCTGCATGTTATAGGATTGTTCAAGTTCAACCAGCCACGGCAAAATCGAATCAGTGACAAACGAAATTTGTTCCGATTCGATGTTGTTAAAACTGGACTTCGACATTTCCTTTAGCTTATGAACTGGCAGATTAAACCATCTTGCAACGTCTGTAATCTGGAATTGCCTGCTTTCAAGAAATTGCGAATCTTCGGGAGACACGGAAACGTTTTTGATTTCCATGCCGTCTTCCAACAACATCAACCGATGGGAATTGCCTAAGCCGGAATATGTTTCCGTAAGGGATTTTTTCAGATTTGAATGGCCTTCTGTGCCAAGCTTATGCGGATGGGATACAATCACGCCAGGATGCGTCCCGTTGCCGAAATACGTTGCCCCAAACGTCTCCATAGCCATGCCAAGGCCAAGGGATTTCCGCGCCATGGCAACGATTGAGTAACCCTGGAAGCCATCAAAGCCAAGTCCGTGCAAATGCAAAACCTGTTCGTATGGCAGATATTTTTCACCACCATCAGGCATGGATATTTTGTAAACAAGTTTCCCTTCTGACATTTCAGGAGTGACACGGCTCGGAGGTATAGGCCAAAGCTCCACCACCTCGCCGTATCCGTTCCTTACTATCTCCGCATAACCATTGCCCCACGTTAGAATGTGAGCCATTAGGCATGATCTAAGCGCCTTGGCGGTCATGTAAGGGTTGGCCCTGGAGTGTAAAACGGGGTATGATTTTTCTTTGTAGGCAGGTAGCTTGGTTTTACCGCTTTGGCGCATCAGGTTCAAAGGCAATGCGCCAATGGTGCCAGAAATCAAGCCAACGGCATTCCAAAAGGCTGAATAAGTAAGGGCGGTTTCTTCGGTTACAACCTCACCGGACATGGAACGGGAGCCAAACAGATTCCAAAGCGAGGGATTCCATGCTTTTGGATCGGTCAACGATAGATTAAAAAAACGTTTAATTCTGCCACCCAAATGTAGACTTTTCAGGCTGTCAACAATCTGACCGGCTGTCGTGGTTTTGAATATACCCAAGTCGTCACCTGTAAGTTGGGCATATCCAAACACGCAAAACTTAGGCTTTCAAGGTGTTGCGGATAGAAACAGTTTCAACAGTGATCATAATTGATCATAATTGATCATTTTAGGCAGATTAAACGGGTTTAAAACTTTGGAACCGTGGTTTTTGGCTGTTGGTGGCCCGGATTAATTACCGCATGGCGGTTCGGGTTTGGCCTTCCAATGTGTAACATTAAATGATAAGCCGCGTTGCTCCACCGCAAATTCATCTGGATTTTCAGCCAATAGCCAAATACCGTCCGCGCCTGGTGGCCATCCAAGCGTGACACCAAGCGATGGATCAAATACAAGTATGCTATCATCGCCCGTTGGCAATCTGTCATCAACACTTATCCATTGATCCATGGTACCACCTCTTAGCTAAATGTTACCGAAACCGCCTTGAAAGCATAGACGACTTCCGAAGTCTGATAATCGACAACCGCGTGATCCGAATCTGATGCATGTATTTTTCCGCACTCAAATGGCTATGGTCTAACCAACGCCGGATGGTGCTATCAGACACGCTAAAATACGCGGCCACTTCGTCAACCCGAAACAGATCCTTTTTTGGCAACCCGTATTCTATTTCCGGTTCGGGCGTTTCGGTTTTAGTGGTTTCTCCATCAATCGGTTGATCATCAACGATCCTGATTTTATCTCTTTTGTGTTTTGCCATTTTTGAATCTCCATTTTTCAACTGGTTTAAAGCGCCATGCGTTCCTTCATCTGTTCTTCGGTCATGTCTGTATAGGCCGATTGTGTTCTGGCTTCTGGATTCATCGCCATCAAGGCCACCGCGTTGAACGTAGCCATCAAAGGGTCAATCTTGCCTGAACCTGAAATCTGTTTCGTAATTATCAAAGCGTTCCCCCTTGGCTCTGCCCTCGCGTTTGAGACGCACCACATCATGAGTGCCGACCCGCTATGGATCAACCGCCGTCCGTCTTCTTCTTGTCCAGCCACGCGCCTCTCGGCCGTCTTAATGGCACCATTCAGACGCCAGCCCTGCGATATACCGACAATCCGGTCATTCTCTTTAGCATTTGGCCTTGTTTTTGCCAATCCGCGTCGTTCAAGCTCGTCAACAACGTCACCAATCCCAACCGGGTCAACGCCTATCCGGTCAAGCAATCCCGTCTTATCAAGCTGTTCTATAATGTCTCCGACTTGTGAAACGTCTTGGCCGATCTGATCCACGATAACAAGATCGCCGTCTTTTTCAAAATCCCTGTATTTCGGCGCTTCGGACTTTCTACGTTCCAAAGCTATGGGGTGACACCATGCGCAAGTCCACAAAAGCCAGTCCCTTGTGTCCTTGTCCCTGCCTATCGCCGCAAAACCCAATAGATCGTCAAGGCCGCCACCATCTATGCCGACTACGATCACCTCGGAGCGCTCTATCAGTATTTCCAGTGTGACAGTACCAGCAGCCGACTCCCAAAAATCAGCACCGGCCCATCGTTGGCTCTTCATGCTCATAGCCATTTGGACGTTTAGGTGCTTGGCCAAAAAACCGGCCATTGATTCCTTGCCGCCTTCTTCGGCCTTACGGTGTTCCCGTAAAATAAACTCCTCGTCAACCGATGCCCCCAGATTCGGATTGGTCATAAAGAAGTTTTTAGGCAGCATATGTTCTTTTGCGTCCAGAATCTTTTTAGGGAATTCGTAAATGATCGGTAGGAATCGGTTATCATCTATCCGGCCATCACGAACGCCCCTTGCATAATCCAGCTTTTGCGCGAAGACACCGGCAGGGGCTTCGTCACTTTGCGTTGACAAAAATATGACACAACCTTCGGGCCGTGACGCTAAACCACCGCAAGCCTCACGCAACATATTCTCAGCGCCGTTACGCTTGCCGAACAACCACAACTCGTCAACCAATATAAACGATGCCTTTTTACCGGCAGCAGATTCTGAATCAGCCGCAACGATCTTTAAGGTTGACCCGTTGCGCCGATCTGTTATCTGCCGGTAGTGTTCCTGTATGTGCATGATGTCGGATAGTTCAGGATCGGCTTTGACCATGTCACGAGCGGGATAAAATGAATTGTTTGCGACCTCGACGGTCGGAGCCAAGATTAGAAGTTCAGCGGATTGCCGCCAGTTCAGGATTAGAGCCGTCAACATAATCGCCGCCGCGTCCGTAGACTTACCGTTCTTCTTGGAAATCAACAAAAAGAATTCAGATATTAAACGCCTACCGGATTTGGCATCGTAGGCCCCAAAGATGGATGAAACGAAGTCTACCACCCATGGGCGACTTGCCTCCTTCATAGTGGGTTGGCCAAGCACGTCAACTAAAACCAGTTCGCCCAATATCTCAAGCGCCCGTTCCGCTTCTTTCGGGAAAAGTGGCGGGTTGGTGATTAGGGATTCACCGGCAAGGATTCGTGACTCCCAGTTTGGGCAGGCTGTTGTCCAGTTCATTTAACGGCCTTTAAATGTGGCGGTTCAGACGCTTTAAATCGCCCCGAAGCCGCCCCCTTCGCCTTGTCCTGCTTCCCGTCCTTGACGCCCTTGACTGATGCCCTGGCATGTTGAAACGGCAATAAGATATTGGCCACAAGGATCTTAGTTTTACGGTCAACCTCTGCTATTGGAGCCATCAAAAGCCCTTCAAGATACGCCTTCGCATCTGGATCACCTTCAATATTGGACGCAGCTTTGACTATATCGGCAGGCACATCACCCTTGGGCGTTGACCAACAGTCCGGTTTGTTCTTACTCAGGCACCAATTCCTGATAGTCACCTTGGATACGCCATGGGCAGCAGCAGCGCCTTTTAAGCCAGCATAGACCACCCCATTAATGTGGTAATCGTTTATTGGTTTTCCACCGCTTCCGAATCTTAAACCGCCACTGGCCATGCCCAACCCCTCCTTTATGGGCCACGAATACACTATAAAAAAATTATAGTCAACCCAAATCTGGCATGATATGCTATATATTGATAAAATATGGGTTGATATGCCTATATCTGGTATGCTGAAATTAATATAATAAAATTATAAAATAATGCTTGACAGGGTGTAACTCAAGGGTTATAGTGTATTTAACGCTAACGATTAACAAGGAGAAACAAATGAAACTCGAAAACGCGCTAAACAGACTGGAAAAAGCCGGATACCAGATAGCAACAAACGGATCAGCATATAGCGCATATCTTGACGGACATGAGATCACATTCACAGCCCATGACAACAAAACGTCAAACTTCTCTTCCGGTATCCCATCAGCCTGTGCAATCACCTTCGGCATGACCCTCAAAAAAGCGATGAACTAAACCCAAAACCGCCCCCGGTACGCCGGGGGCATAAGGAGAAACCAAATGGTGCAAATCTTACAGGCAGACGGAAACAATGGAGTTTATTTCGTGGACGATTTCGAAGGTGAGGTAATGAGCCAGAACGATTTCTATGAGGAACTGGACGTTCTGGACTGTGGCAAGATCATCAACTGCTATGCCACTGCCAGCATGATAGCCAAGATCGAAGACGAATACGGTATCAACTAATTATAGGAGGTTTGACAAATGGAAAACCCTAAAATGGAAATACTGAATATCAAGGCCAAACACATCATGGACCGTATCAGGCAAATGACAAACGACGAAACAGACACAGAAGGCCAGCCGATAGCCGATGATATTTACATGGATAAGGTTGAAGTCATGGTTAGGCTGGCACTTTTTGAATTGGGGGAATGATGCGGATTTTAATAGCCTGTGAAGAAAGCCAAACCGTCACCAAGGCCTTTAGGGCAAAAGGACATGAGGCTTATTCCTGTGACGTTCAGTCCTGTTCTGGTGGGCATCCTGAGTGGCATTACAAAGCAGATATCACCGTGCCGCTGTGGTCTAAGTGGGATATAATAATCGCCTTTCCACCTTGTACTCATCTGGCATCAAGCGGTGCAAGATGGTTCAAACAGAAAGTAGCAGACGGGAGGCAACAGGAAGGCATAAACCTGTTTATGTTGTTTACTGGCCTGAATTGTCCCAAAATAGCCATTGAAAACCCAGTAGGTATCATGTCCACGAGATACCGAAAACCCGATCAGATCATTCAGCCGTGGCAGTTTGGGCATGGCGAAACGAAAGCAACTTGTCTATGGCTCAAGGGGTTGCCAAGGCTTTTGCCGACCGATATCGTTGAGGGCCGCGAACAGATTATATGGAAAATGGCACCATCGCCGGAACGATCCAAGCTGAGAAGCAAAACTTATCAAGGCATTGCAAATGCTATGTCAGAACAGTGGGGATGATAATGGAAAAGCTCACAACCAAACAAGCCGCCGACATTCTGGGTGTCAGTACGTCCAGGGTCAGGCAGTTCAAGCTGGCAGGCAGGTTGAAGGCCACAAAGTTCGGGAGGGATTTGGTGTTTGACAGGGCCGAGGTTTTGAAATTCAAGGAGGGGTTGAAAAACAAACCGGTTTAAGGCTGTTTAATTTTATTTGGGAAAGCGTTTGATTCTAATTCCATATCAAACCATTCACGTTTACCATCAGTCCTACGATTGAGCCTGCTCACAGCCACGACCGGCGAAGTCAGGCACCATCCGGTTTCAATCCATACCTCTGTTGGTTCACCGTCTCTGCCAGTTTCAGGCCAATCCTTAATGGCATCTTTTAGTTCCTTGACTGTGACGCCCATCGGGTTTGTAAAATTCATTTTAAACCTCATTTCGCCCCGTTTTTAACCGTTAAGCCACCCTTAACACCCCACCCAAATTCTGATTTAAACTTTTGAATTCATTTTCAAATTTAGGGTTAACGCAGTATTAACGGATCAAAATTGCAATTTTAATTCTGCGAGTGTG